CCTATCTTGGTCTTCAATCGACCCAGGGATAATCCTATCTGGTTTCAGATGGGGTATTGCAATGGTCATTCCATTCAATGAATCCATTATGGCTCTTTTAGGAATCCAAAGCCCTCGGGCTCTGCTGCTAAACGCAGGGTTTCCTTCAAGAACCCATGATTTGAAAGATGCCATATCGGCGTCAGTGGTATCAAAGATACCTGGGTCTATTTGATAGATCCTTTTTGTGTTTGGAAGTTCTTTTTCAATGAAAGCATCCAGAACTTCGCTGGGTGAATCAACCCTGTCCTTCTTAGACACAAGGAGCTCGTCCAAAGGAAAAGCTCCAGCGGCAGCAGCTATCGCCATTCGTATAGCTGAAATCCGATCCAAAGTGGCTGCGATGTCACCATAGTTCATTAAACTATTTTTCCTCGCATATTTTATTGCGTCTCCAAATGAGACAGAATAGGTTTTATTGCCTTGCAATTCATCACGTAGTGATTCCAAGCTACGACATTCACTCTGGAACTGCCTGAATGCAATTTCTCCGTATTGCAAAACAGCAGCATGGCTTGTCGGATCGACTAAGCCTCTAGACGAAGATCCAGTGGACATACGTCTAGTCAAGACGCCAAGTAAAGGGAAGGGTTCTTCACTGAACCTAACCTTATTATATATGGCGGAAATTATCGGGCCATTTCGCTCGATTATCTTCCTATACAAATTCTCGCGACTGCCTAGCCAGGGGACATTAAGTCCCCCTACTATGCGTGGCAAGAAAATTACAGGATCTTGAGTTATGTAACTGGCCATCCAATTATGGAAGGTACCTAAAACAAATTCAGTTACATCTTTACGCTTAATCTCTTTGAGATAAGTCCATAAAGAATCACCTTTTCCTAGGGCCGGATTTTTCTGACTCGTCTGGTCATTATCGACTGAAGAAAAAGGTGACAAGAGTCGCATCTTAACTATGTCTAAGTGGATATTTTCACTTTCATAGTCCACCTGCCAAGGCGCCTTTCTACATCCTATGGATGAATCGATAAGGCGGATGCCCTCTTCGCAATAGAAGACAACAATTTGACTCCATCTTGCTTTTAGAGAGTTAATCTCGTTCCCGAATTCTCGGTGAGTGTCAACTAGCGCGCGATGTTGGGATTCCGTACATAAATTTATGACATCGTCCCCGGCAACCCCAAATGGGGGTGGCCGTGGCACATCGCAAAACACCATAAGCTCGATAATAACGCTTGTCATACAAAGCATTTCTTTCGTGCCTGGATCCCCCATCATTATACCATTTGATGATAGAATGATTCTATAAAGAGGATCTTTAGGGTGTTCTTTTACTTTTAGGATACGTGGGGCTAAAAGCAGCTCCAACATCTGGCCTAAGTAAAAGATTTCAAACCTATTGCGTGCAAAATGCGCAATAAGTTTCTTCCCAAAGCATCGTAGAAAATGGGGATTTAACCCATTAG